GGTGCAGCGAAGACGTGGCCGCACGGTTTTATGATGCTGTCGTGACTGGTCGGCGCCTGCCACCTGTGCGCGTACAGGGCTATTTCAACCTGTGGCCACCAATGGTTCGCCAATCCTGGGAACGGTACCCGGATGAAGGGAGAAAGTTCCACTTTCCACCCGACCCGGCAGATGTGGACCGAATGCTGGAGACCATGGCATGGATGCAATGGCTTGAGGTAGAGAGTCGGCATCTGGTCTGGATGCGCGCGGACAACTACGACTGGAACGAGATTGGCAGGCGTTTCGGCTGTTGTCGATCGACAGCGTGGCGACGTTGGAAGGTGGCGATTGGCGTCGTCGTCGATCAACTCAACGGACCGCATGTCGTTGCATCTGAACAGTTGGGTCACGCAGGGCAATGATTGCGTTCAATGTCCAAGATTTTGGGTTGTTGTCCATTTTTGAGTGGCTATGGCGTGCAACACATTGGGGAGTTTTGCCGTACTATTCAGCTATCTTCTGGACAGACGTGTGAGCAGTGCCAAGTGGCACAAATACATGAACGTCCAACCCCTCGAACCCGCCCCTGAGCAAGACTCACGGCGGGTTTTTTTATGTCCGGATGCCAATGAGCACACTGCAGATTCATTACCGACCGATTGATTCGCTGATTCCCTACGCCCGCAATGCCAAGCAGCATTCGGATGCGCAAGTGGCGCAGATCGCTGCCAGCATCCGTGAGTTCGGCTGGGGCGCACCGATTCTGGTGGATGGTCAGAACAATGTGATTGCGGGCCATGGCCGGTTGCTGGCCGCCCGCAAGCTCGGCATGACAGATATTCCCGTCGTGCCGCTGGAACATCTGACCGACACCCAGCGCCGGGCACTGATCCTGGCCGACAACAAGATCGGTGAAAACGCATCATGGGAAGATGAACTGCTCGGCATTGAATTGGCTGAATTGAAAGAAGCTGGCTTCGACCTTGGGTTGACGGGATTTTCGCCGGAAGAGTGGGAAGCATTGATTGCAGGAGACAATGCCACTGACGGTCTTACCGATGATGATGCCGTTCCCGAGGTAACCGAAACGCCTATTTCCAGAACCGGCGATGTATGGCTGCTGGGCGAGCATAAGCTGCTGTGTGGCGATGCCACCAAGTCCGAGGACTACCAGACGCTGCTCGGTGACGAACTGGTCGACATGACGTTCACCGATCCACCGTACAACGTGAATTACGCCAACACCGCCAAAGACAAGATGCGCGGCAAAAACCGTCCCATCCTGAACGACAACCTGGGTGACGGATTCGGGGCGTTTCTCGTTGCCGCCTGCCAGAACATTCTGACCGTCACAAAGGGTGCGGTCTACATTGCCATGAGTTCCTCGGAACTCGACACCCTGCAGTCGGCCTTCCGCACTGCTGGCGGCAAATGGTCAACGTTCATCATCTGGGCCAAGAACACTTTTACGCTTGGACGTGCCGATTACCAGCGCCAATATGAGCCGATTCTGTATGGCTGGCGCGATGGCACCGATCACTTCTGGTGCGGTGCCCGTGACCAAGGCGACGTCTGGAACATCAAGAAACCACAGAAAAATGACCTGCACCCAACGATGAAGCCGGTCGAGCTGGTGGAACGTGCCGTGCGCAACAGCAGCAAGACACAGGACATCGTGCTCGACCCCTTCGGCGGCTCAGGAACAACGCTGATCGCCTGCGAAAAAACAGGACGTCGGGCACGACTGATCGAGCTCGATCCGCAGTATGTCGATGTGATCGTTCGTCGCTGGCAGGACTACACCGGACAAGCAGCAAAACGCGCCAGTGATGGCGCGACATTCGGACTTCCGTCCGAGATGGATCAACCGGCGATCGTGTAAATCCGCTCGCTGCCTGGTTCCTTGCTTGAGGTGATTTCCAGTCCGAGTTTCTTCTTGAACGCGCCGGCAAAGGTGCCGCGCACCGTATGTGCCTGCCACCCAGTCGCTTCGCAAATTTGTGCGATGGTCGCGCCCTCGGGACGCTTGAGCATGGCGATCACCTGGGCTTGCTTGCTGTTCTCGCGCGTGCGTGGCGTGGCCGATTCGATGACCGCATCAAGTGCCTCGACGCTGACCGGCGCCTTGCGTGGAATACCGAGCGCGTCGTAACCCTCGGCAGCGATAAACCAGTCCGTCTGGTCTGTGGTGATGAGGGCGCGATTGACGAGTCCTGCAAGGACCTTGTTGCGCGCGCCACCTTTGATGTTTTCCGGGAACCAGACGATCTTGCCTTCGGTGTGCTGATGGGCGTAAGCGAGGATGGCGTGTTGGGCGGGTGTGAGTTGAGTTGTCATGTGTATCTCCTGAAATTCAGACGTTGTGGATTTGCTTGGCGCGATCGAAGCCGACCCAGACGCCTTGGTCATCGAGACCGCGCGAGGCGAGTTCTTCGCGGGCCAGTCGGTTGAGGTCGAGTTCGCCGCGTGCTGCGGCGGCAAGCACTTTTGTCAGCGCGATTTGGATGAAACCGATTTCATCGACGGTGAATTCGTTGCTGGTGTAGGACATGGTTTTGGTTCCTCTGGGTGGTTGATGGTGTTCGTATGAACGCTTCATTCCCGCGAGAAGCCAAGCGGAATCTCCCAGTAAATCGCTTCTTTTTTGAATCAGTTGGAAATCCACCGCAAATGCCCCGAAGCGCGCCAACTCCTTGTCGCTACCCGGGTTGTTCAGCCGTGCTGGCTGTGCCCGGCTACTGCGAGACACACCGGTCCGTCATCCACCGTGACTACGGCCGAAAGCGGCGCGGCTTCGATGCTGAAGTCGGCTTCTATCAGTCGCGCGATTGGCGAGCTGTACGTGCCACGCACCTGACCACCCACCCGTTGTGTGTGGCCTGTGAGGTCGCCGGTCGCATTGTTCCAGCCAGGGTTGTGGATCACGTCCAACCGATCAAGGACGGTGGCGCACGCTTTGATGCTGCCAACCTGCAGTCACTGTGCGTGTCCTGCCACAACGCCAAGTCCGCGCGTGAAAGCGCACGACGCAGGCCCACACCCCGGTAGGGGGGTGAATTCTTTGGCATCGTGTTCGAGCGATGCGTGCGCCCAGTCAAATTTTTGTGCGTGCAAATTGAAACAGGGGGGACTCCCCCCAGGATGGAATCGTTATGGCCGGTCGCAAACCGCTGCCCACCACAGTCAAGCAAATCAAAGGCACGCTGCAGAAATGCCGGACCAACCTGCGCGAGCCAAAGCCGCAAGGAGAGTTGGTCGAGCCGCCTGATTACATGAGCGAGGGCGCGAGGTCGGCCTGGCGCTATGCACTGGAATGCGCGCCGCCGCACCTGTTGAAGAAACTCGACATGTCGGTGCTGGAAGTGTGGGCGTGTGCCGCCGACCTGTATCGTAAAGCGCAAGCCGGCATCAACAAGACCGGATTGCTCATCAAGGCGCCTAACACCGGCGTACCGATGCAGTCCCCGTATCTGGCGATTGCCAACAAGCAGGCGCAGATCATGACCAAGGCCGCCACCGAAATGGGCTTCACGCCAGCCTCGCGCTCGCGCGTCACTTTGCCGATGGAAGCCGCTGATGACGACCTCGATCCTTGGGCGGACATCGCGGGATAGACGGACTGATGGCAACCGAAGCGCGCATCGATGTTCATTTGCTCACCCTATACGAGCCTGATGAATGGCGCGAGGCCTGCATCGCCAGCCTCGCGGGCGCACCGATCCAGTTGCACATCTTGCCTGGGATTCCGGGCCGCATTGGCAAGGCTCGTGCCGCTGGCTATACACAAGGCATCTTGCCCCTGGTGTCCTACGTCGATCCCGACGACCGGTATGAAGCGAGTGCCTTCACGCGGCTAGCCGATGCGCTGGATGCCTGCCCGCAAGCGGTGATGGCCTACACCGACGAAACGCTGACCAATGAGGACGGGCGAGACATCGCCATGCGGCGTTTGACCTACAGCCGCCGGCAGCACGCCCGCAGCGGCAGCCATGTGCACGGTCTGATCGTGATGCGTCGACTCGCCGTCGAGGCCGTGCTCAAGGAAACCACCGACATCAACAATTTTTCCGACTGGCTGCTGACGCTGCTCGTTGCCAAGGTGGGCGATGTGCTGCACCTGCCCATTATCGGACGGCATTGGCGACAGCACCCGCGCCAAGGCCATCGTATAGGCGACCCAGAAGCGGTCAGGCGCATTCACCAAGCCTCAAATGACTGGAACGATGGCAACCTCTAACTACGTCACCGCAGCCCGTCGTTACGCCGAAGCCGTGGTGGAAGGTGATATTTCCGCCTGCCGATGGGTAAAGCAGGCCTGCCAGCGGCAATTAAACGACCTGGTCAAGTTCAAGGGCAAAGCCAGCCCCTATCGTTTCAATCCAAAGCTGGCGGACCGATCGGGTAAATCGTTTTCTCCGGCAGACAACCTGTGCGCGTTCATTGAACGCCTGCCCCACGTCAAAGGCCCGCTGGCCGGACAGCCGATCCACTTGGAGCCATGGCAGGTATTCATCCTGACCACCGTGTTCGGCTGGGTCAAGCCCGATGGCAAGCGCCGGTATCGGCGTGCCTACATCGAGGTGCCGCGCGGCAACGCCAAGTCCACGCTGTCCTCGGCGCTGGCGCTGTACATGCTGGCGGCTGATGGTGAAGGTGGCGCCGAGGTGTATTCGCTGGCGACCACACGTGACCAGGCGCGCATTGTGTTTGGCGATGCGCAGACCATGGCGCGCCAGTCCGCTGGATTTCGCTCACGCTTTGGCGTCGGGGTCGGCGCGCACAACATGCATGTGATGGCCAGTGGCTCGA